CTGACATGTACGCCAGCTTCATGACCTACGCCCAGGCCAAGATCGGCCTGTCTGCTCAGGGCAAGGCCATGCCCTCCAACATCGGCACGAAGGCTGGAGCCAAGGCCATGGGTGGTGTCGGCAACACAGCGGCCTACGCCCAGCTACAGGCTCAATCAGCCAAGTCACGCATGGAGTCTCAGGCTGAGCCGGGTCTGGCGTCAGCAGCCAAGAATCTGAACGATGCTGCTGCTGCTCTGTTCAAGGCCGTGACCCCGTTGTCTGCCCTGGCTGGTGGTGGGATCGGCAAACTCTTCGGTGGACAGGGCCTGCTGGGCGGGGTCATGAACATGATCCCAGGCGGTGGCATCGCTCAGTCTCTGATCGGTGGCACTATCGGCAAGATCCCTGGTGTCGGCGGGATCATCAAGAGCATCTTCCAGCAGGGTGGACTTGTCCCAGGATCCGGCCCGCAGTTGGCTGTCGTCCACGGCGGTGAGTACGTCCTCACCAAGGACGACGTCGACAAGATGCAGGGCAAGAAGGGCGGTCACGGTGGTGGGAACGGTGCCGGTCTCCTGGCTGCTGGTGCTGGTGGCGGTGGTGGTCAGGGTGGTAACCAGACCATCGGTCAGTTGCTCGCGGCCAAGCCCAGCGATGCGGCTGTCACTAACACCGTGCTCGGCCAGTTACTGAATCCCCTTCCTGGTGGGTCAGCCATAGCGCAGATGTTCAAGCCGGGTGCTCAGCAGGGTGCAGGCAAGACGGCTGCTCCTGCCCAGGCTGGCGGTAAGGGAAATGCTGGTGTAACTGCTGTCGGGGGCCTTGACCGCGTGATGTCAAGTCTGGGTATCCAACCTGGCACTCCGGCAGCCGCCAATCTCACCGCCCTCTTGGGTGGAACTCTGGCTGGGGGAGGGGCAGGGACAGGAGGTGCTGCGAGCACCACCAACACCGGGACCGCCGCTAATGCTGCAACGACCAGTCCCTGGAACTACAAGTCGGCGGGCTTGGGGCCGATGGATCTGTCAGGGATGTTCGCACCCACAAGCCAAACCTCAGACGGTAGTGGTAGTGGATCTGGTGGCTCAGGTGGCACTGGTGCTGGTGCGCCCACCAATCTGAGCGGGAGCGGCAACGTCCAGCAGGCGTACAACTACTTCCTTGGTAAGGGCCTGAAGGACTACCAGGCGGCAGGCATCCTGGGCAATCTCGCCCAAGAGTCCGGGGTTGATCCAACACGGGCACAGGCGGGTGGGCCTGGGCGAGGCATCGCTCAGTGGGGTACCGGGCCTGGTTCAGGTCAACGCTGGGATGCGCTGACGGCCTGGGCCAAGGGTCAGAACCGTGATCCGATGAGCCTGTCCACTCAGCTTGACTACATGTGGAACGTCGAGTTGGCCGGTGCTTACGCGGGTGTGCTGGCACAACTGAAGGGGACGGCGAATGTCACCGACGCCACCACGGTCTTTGAGCAGGGCTATGAGGCTGCGGGCACGCCCGCCATGGCGAACCGCATCAGCTATGCCCAGAAGGTTCTGGCGTCCAAGGGGGCCAGTTACGCCCGTGGCACCCAGAACATCGCCCGTAGTCAGTTGGCTCTGCTGCACCGTGGTGAGGCGGTGGTCTCTGCTGCTGACAACTACTCGTCCAACCCCTATAACAAGGGCGGGGCACAGGGGAACGCCAGTGTGGTGCATCTCAACTTCAAGTCAGGCTCCATCGTGCTACAAGTGCCACCCGGCTCCTCCCAGCAGGACATGGACGGCATCGCCAAGCAGTTTGTCGCCGCGATCTCCAAGCCCCAGTTGCTGGCATCGGTGAGGTCGAAATAAATGCCCCGCCTGAATCCGCCCGACGTTCCAGGTAGCCCTTACGCCCAGAACCAGGCCCCGGTCCAGAATCCTTCTGGTGTCCAGGCAGCCAATGTAGCGAAAACCCTGATGAATATTCCGGGTGTTGGTCCCTGCCCTTATTACTGGGGCGGCAATATGCCCCCGCCTCAGGGACCGGGTCTTGACTGCTCCGGTCTCATGATCTACTGCTACAACACCGGTCCTGGTGCGCCTGGTCTTGCTCTCGGTGGGCGCACAGTGGCAGATTTCTGGAACAGCGGGTACAACACCATCATTGTTGACCAACAGGTCGACAACATCGCAACGTCGGCGGATCTGCAAAAGAAACTCATGGTCGGAGATCTGATCGTCTTCGGCCCCCCTGGTATCAGTGGCTCCCAGGGACACGTCTGCATGTACGTCGGGGGTGGGCAGGTCATAGAGGAGACCGGCCCGAATGGAGCGCCGATAGTTCAGCAGGCCCTATACGCACCTGGAGGAGCGAGTTCTTCGGATCCTTTCCTGGGAGTCCTACGTCCTAGTGGTGGGCCTGGGGCTGCCGGTACTGGTGGTGACTCGGGTCAGGGATCTGGTAATGCCCAGAGCACGACAGGAGCGGTCTGGCAGCAGGAGGCGGCTGCTCAGCAGGCCATCATCAACACGTTCCCTGATCCACGGGACAACCTTCCGTTCTCCAAGTACTTCCAGACGATGCACATGCAACCAGGCAACAAGCTGGTGCGCGGCGGGATCATTGACCTGACCACCAAGAGGTTCCGCTGCTACTTCATGATGAACCCACAGCAGATCTCGATGGGTTCCAACATCGATACCACGAACCTCACCTCGCCGCTGCAACAAGACCCTACGGTCCTACAGAACGGCAGCTACTGGGTCACCAACCAGACTGTCAGCTTCACCGTCTATTTCAACCGCATGTACGAGGTGTGGCAGGGCAACGTGCCCGGTCCTTCCGACATCGGCTGCCGCTGGGACATCCGTGCCCTGGAACGTCTGATAGGCATCTTTGACGCCCAGGCCAAGGCGTCGGTCGGTGTCGGTAACTACGGGGCCGGTGGGTATCCGCCCATGACTTACCCGCTCCAGGTGGTCTTCGGCGGGGCGAACTCCTACCAGTTCCAGGGCGTGATCTCACAGTTCGACTACGTCTACACCCTCTTTGACAGGAACATGATCCCTATCGAGGCGTATGCCGACATCGGGATCATGCGGATCTATCAGCCCGACATGTCCAGTCCGGATCTTGTCAACAGCCTTCCGATGACAGCAGCGACGGCGGGACAGTACCTGTCGAGTACCCAGGGTGCCACTGGGCCTCGTAGCGCTGCCACCCAGCAGTTCAATCTGAAGAAGGGCACCGGTTCGTAATGGGGTTCAACACCTTCTCGCGCTACTTTGGTCAGCCGGTAGTGATGGTGCCCACTGACACCGCAGGCGACATGACCAAGACGGTGTTCGGCCCTCCCCCGACCGGCCCAGTGAACTTCGCTTACTACACCGTGGTGGCTGGTGACCGCTTCGACACCATCTCCTTCAAGGTCTACGGGGATCCCGGCTTCTGGTGGAAGATCGCCAATGCCAATCCGGAGATCTTCTATCCCGACTACCTCGTGACCGGGGCCATCATCAGGATCCCGACGTCGTCATGACCGTCAGTGCCATTGCCAACACGATCTTTGACCCTGGTGGTCTCAGGGCCAGGAAGCAGGTCAACACCGTGAAGGTGATGATGACTGAGGGGATGCATGACACCGCCATCATCAGACTTCGCGGTGAGCGCACTGACCTGCCGGAGCTACAGCCTGGCACCCCGGTGCAGATGCAATACGGGTGGAATCCCTCTGACACCGACTGGTTCTACGGATATGTCGACCATGTGGAGACCTGCTACCACCGCTCCCTCCCAGATCAGTCCTCCTTTGAGGATGTGGTCTGCATGGGAACGAGCTACGCCTTGAAGGATCCCTTCACCGGGGCCTGGAGCCAGGTGCAGGCATCGACTCTGGCCCAGCTTGTGGCGAGTACATACTTCCTGGGGTCAGTGATCGAGAACGACGACTACTTCTGGCCTCAACTGTCCAATCCTGGGATTTCGGCCTGGCAGTTCCTCATCCAGCTTGCCAACAAGAACGGCTACACCCTGGCCGTCAACAAGACACTGCTGCGCTTCATGTCGGTCGACGTGGCTGTGCGCGCCTATGGCCCGAACATGCCGGTGTTCAAGACACGCAACACCGCCCCCAGTGTGGCCTTCCAGGGCATCAGCGAGTTCCACGCCGTGACTGGTGAGTCCTTCACCACCCCCGGTGCTACTAGCGCTGTTCGCACTGTCTCAGGCATGGACGTGCATAGCGGCACCATCGTTGGAGCCATCAACGATGGCAACGAGACCACCATCTTGGGGAGCACATCGGTCTACCCCTTCTTCAGTCAACAGGTCTCGGATCAAGTGGTTATCAGCCAGGGCACGGCCCAGAACACCCTGGCTGGTCTGGCCGAAGCCAACCGGTTCAACTATCAGGCCACCGCCACGCTCGTTGGAAAGACATCGGTCCACCAGGGCACGCCCATCGTGCTCAACGGGATCGACTCGGTCAACGACGGGGTGTGGTGGGTGCAGGAAGTGATTCACAAGATTTCGACGGTGGGTTACTCCATGGACGTGACCCTGGGCCGCGACTCCAAGGGTGACAGTGGCATGCGCCCGATCAATGGCACGGCGGTGGGCTTCGCTCCGAGTAACCCACTGGCCTACACCGTCGTCAATGCTCCCCCGACCAAGCTCGTCAACAATCGCTGGCGCGCCTCTCATCAGTTCAATGTCAACGTCAGTTAACCCCCAGCACCAGACCGTAACGCTCTTCCCTGGCGTCTACCCGGCCAAGGTCTACGCCAACAACGACCCGCTCGTTCAGAAGCGGATCCAGATGTACATCCCCCAGATCTTCGGCCTCATCCCGGTCAAGATCTGGGCACCTCCGATCTCCATGCCCCCAGCGGTACCGGCAGTCGGCACTGTGGTCTGGTGCATCTTCCATGGTGGTGACCCGTCCCATCCCACGTATCTCCCGCCGACGACCGGTGGTGGTGCCCAAGGCCCGCAGGGACCGCCAGGTGTTCAGGGTCCACCAGGACTCCAGGGACCACCGGGAGCGACAGGAGCTACGGGTGCGACTGGGAACCAGGGTCCGATAGGCCCCACAGGCCCCTCAGGAGGCCCTCCTGGGCCTACAGGAGCCACTGGGAACACTGGAGCGGCAGGACCGACCGGCCCCCAGGGAATACAGGGCATCGCTGGCCCTACTGGTGCTCAGGGAGCGACAGGGGCGACGGGAGCAACAGGGGCGACGGGTGCCTTCGGTGGACCGACCGGCCCCACTGGTCCGATGGGACCGCCAGGGCTGACCTACATCCAGCGGATCAGCGGCCCGGTGCTGGGGACCACCTACACCATCGCTCACAACCTGAACACGTCTGTGCCTCTCGTGCAGCTATGGGACGCGGTGACAGGTCAGATGATCCAGGGTGAGGTCACTATCCTTGACGCCAATGATGTCCAGGTGTCCTTCACCGCGACGCCCCCTCATGACGTCAACGTGGTGGTCACTGGCGGGGCTTCTGGTTTGCCCGGACCCACCGGCCCAGCCGGTCCCACCGGGCCTCAGGGTATAGCTGGTCCCACCGGGCCGACTGGTCCCACCGGGCTGACTGGGCCGACAGGTGCTGCCTCGACAATCCCTGGCCCCACCGGCCCCACTGGCCCGACTGGTGCCCAGGGATCAAGCGTCAAGATTCTTGGCACCGTCCCCAATGCCGCCAGTCTTCCTCCGGTCACTACACCAGGGCTGAATGCTGGCGACGGCTACATCACTGCTGACACCGGGCACCTGTGGGTCTTCAGCCCTACCCCGACGCCGCAGTGGACTGATGTTGGTCAGATCACTGGCCCCACTGGGCCGACCGGCCCTGCTGGAGCTACGGGAGCAGCCGGTGTCACAGGTTCGACTGGTCCCATTGGACCTACTGGACCCACTGGCGCTACCGGTGCCGCAGGTATCTCCAACATCCCCGGACCTACTGGGCCGACCGGCCCTCCGGGTATCGCTTACCACCAGTTGTTGACCAACCCAACAGTGGCGGGATCGCCCTACACCATCACTCACAATCTGAACTCGCTCTATCCCCTGGTGCAGCTATGGGATGCCACCAACGGCCAGATGCTCGCGGCCGAGATAGCGATAGTGGACAACAACGACGTGACGGTCTCGTTCACGGCCACGCCCCCGCACAGTGTCAACGTGGTGGTGGGTGCAGGAGTGGGGGCCGGAGGAGCAACAGGAGCAGCACAGACCTTGGCCTACCAATACACACAAGCCAATGCAGCCACTGTCTGGACGATCACTCACAACCTTTCCTTCATGCCCAACGTCACCGTGGTCGACTCGACGGGGCGCGAGATCTGGCCGGGAGACGTCCAGTATCCCAACGCCACCACCGTGCAACTGACCTTCTCCGCTGCCGTAGGCGGCTTCGCGTATCTGAGTTAGGAGACTGCCATGCCCGCCTTCTACGGAGCCGTCGACCTAGTCCAGAACGAGCTTCGCAATGCCATCATGCAGAACCTGGGGTCAGCCCCAGCGACGCCCCTCAAGGGGCAGATCTATTTCAACTCGTCGTCCAACACCCTCTTCTGGTACAACGGCACCGCCTGGGTGAGTGCAGCGGGGGCAGCGGCATCGGCCACGGTCACCACCCTGGCAATCGGAGGCGCAGCGGCAGCCGGTTCAGCGGGCACCTTCAGCCAGGGCGACCACTCCCATGGGATGCCAGGCTTCGGAGCGACGGTCACTACCGAGACTGCCTTCGGTCAAGCGAGTGCCGTCGGTAGCGCTGCCACAGTCGCTCACTCCGACCATACTCACGGCACTCCAGCGGCTCCTGCGGTTCCTCCCAACCCAGCCACCACGGTCACCACCCAGGCGGTCGGTGACGCCCCGACAGTCGGCACACTGGTCACGTTCGCTCGTGAGGATCATAAGCACGGGCGTGAGGCTTTCGCCGCCACCGTCACTGCTGCGACTTCGTTCGGTCTGGCGAGCGCCATTGGTTCAGCCCTCACTCTTGCCCACGCTGACCATACGCATGGTACGCCGGTCCTACCCACGCTGGACGCCATACCTGCACCCGTGGCGAATGTCTCCATGAATGGTCTGAAGATCACCAGCTTGGCTGACCCCACTCTGGCTTCGGACGCAGCCACCAAGAACTACGTGGACGGTGCCCTTCAGGGCCTGTCCTGGAAGGCCCCTTGTCGCGTTGGTACGACGGCCAACATCACCCTGTCGGGCACGCAGACCATCGATGGCGTGGCGGTGGTAGCTGGTGACCGGGTGCTGGTCAAGAACCAGACCACAGCCTCTGGCAACGGTATCTATGTGGTGGCTGCTGCCGCCTGGGCCAGATCAGCGGACTCCACCACGGGTGCCCAGATCGAGAACGAGGCCACCTACATAGACCAGGGCACCACTCTGGCGGGCACGGGATGGACATGTACCACCCAGATGCCCATCACCCCTGGCACCACCTCGCTGACTTACGTCCAGTTCTCCGGGGCAGGCACCTACAGCGCTGGCAACGGTCTCACTCTGACTGGCAATGTCTTCGCGGTCGGTGCTGGCACCGGCATTCTCTCGACACCGGGCCAGGTGGCCGTGGACACCACGGTGATCGCCACGGTGGCATCGGTCAATACTGCCGTGGCTGGCATGGTCAAGAAGTACGCCGGAGCGCTCAATGGCTCAGCCTCACCGGAGACCATCACCCACAACCTGAACACCCAGGACATCACGGTCATGGTTCACAACAGCGCATCGCCCTTCCAGTTCATCCAGGTGGACTGGGCCGCGCTGACGGTCAACACCGTACAGATCACCTACAACCCCGCTCTGGGGACCGGATGGAGAGTGGTGGTGATGGGCTAGTGCCTCGTAGCTATGGGATCACCAACGCGGCCCCCTGGGCCAGCGCCCCGGCAGTTGGTGCTGCGGGGGACATGTACTACAACACCGCCAGCAAGACCTTCTGGATCTCGGACGGCACCCAGTGGAACCAGATCCAAGGCTCGGGTGGAGGCGGTGGCCCTGCCTATGCGGACGTGTCAGCGACCGCCCCTAACCCCAATGCCCCGGTCATCACGCCTCCTGAGGGCCTGATCTGGATCGACACCAGCACCAACCCAAGTTGGGCGGCTTACACCATCACTGGTCCCACCGGGCCAGCCGGGGTGACCGGCCCGACCGGCGCAGCAGGGGCAGCCGGTTCGACCTTTCAGGTCATCACGATCTCTGCTACCACCACCCTGCCCAGTGCGGTCAACACCGAGTATGTCGTCAAGTGCATCGGCACGCTGTCGGTAAACCTGCCCCCGGCACCGGGCAATCTGAGCATGTACACCATCGTGAATGCCAGCACGGGTGCAGTGACGCTGGTTCCTAACGGTGGTGACGTCATCAACGGCTTCGCCTCAGGCTGGGTGCTCCAGTCCCAGTACGACAGCATCACCATCATTTCTGATGGAGCCAACTGGATGGTGCTGGACTTAAACTTCCAGCCCACCTACATCGGTCTGCCCACTGCGGCAGGTACGACCAGTGGGACAACGTCATACACCATTGGTACGGCCACCATACCTAATGCTCCATACGGTCGGGTGATTCGTGTTGATGTGCTTTTATCAGGTGGACCGTTCTCAGTAGCAACCGACGTATTCCAGCTTACTTTTTCGACCACTTGGAACGTCGCCCAGAACCTGCCAGGAGGTTGGAAGATCGCACGGTTTGCAACCAATACACCGGTCACATTTTCCAGCCAGTACTTCTATCCCGCCAATACTGGATCCGACACCGCCACTTGGTCGGTTGTGCGTTACTCCGGAACAGGAACGCTGAATATACCCACAGGTGACGGTAGGTTTTACTACTGCAACCTCGACATACAACCGGTGATCTGATGCCAGTCCTCCGCTACTACGACACCACCCAGGCTGGCTACATTGCCTTGCCGGGACTGCCTGGACCCATCGGCCCGACCGGTCCCACCGGTCCTGGGGTCATGTACCCAATCTCGGCCTACGTCACCCTGACCGCTCCAACGGTGGCCTCGTCGCCCTACACGGTGACGCACAACCTCAACACCACCACTCCCATCGTGGAGATCTGGGACACCGTCACCAACAACTTGGTGACCGCCCAGGTTCACGTCGTGGATGCCAACCACGTACAGGTCAGCGTGTCGGAGAACATGCCGAACAACGTCAACGTGGTGGTGATGGGTGCGCCGTCCTCCCCGGCCCCAGTCGCTCCCGGTGACATCGTCACCAAGAGCTACCTCAACAGCGTCATGTACAACCTGGCGGTCTATCAGACGCTGAGCGCTCCCACGGTGGCCTCCTCGCCTTACACCGTCACCCACAACCTCAACACCACAACGCCCTTCGTGCAGATCTGGGACGCGGTGACTGGCAACTTGGTGGAGGCCCAGGTACACGTCCTCGACGCCAACCATGTGCAGATCAGTGTCGCCACCAACATGCCCAACAACGTGAACGTGGTGGTCATGGGAGTGGGCCAGGCCCCGGCTCCCAACGTCGCCAGTGACTGGGTCAACAAGGCATACGTGGACGCCCGCACCCCCAACCTTCCGCCCCCTATCAACTCCGGCTCGGGAATCCAGTCCTTCACCGATGTCCTTGGTGATGTATGGATAGCGGCGAACGGGGTCTACAACGGGAACTGGAAACGGGCGCGGGATGTGTTGTGCTCTCGTGTCTACCGTGCTGCTGGATTCAGTGCCTGGCCTACCACCCAAGCCGTTTATGGTTGGGACACAGTTAGCTTTGACCCTTATTCGTTCTACACGATGGGTGGGTCTACCTGGACGATCCCTGTAACTGGTAGGTACCGAATCTATGCACAGGCCCCTGGTATCGCGACTGCGGTTGGTCAACAGGGAACCCTCTATCTCTACAACGGTGCGACCGTTATTTGCGAAGGTTGGTCCGCTGCGGGAAGCACCACGAACTGGACATTGGCCTCGCTACTAGACGAAGAACTGTTGACTGCTGGTTCGCAACTTCTCATTAAGTTCGCCGCTGCGGCCGCGTGGACTGCTGCGGTTGGGAACTGGGCTGCCTTCTGCGTATTTGAATACATGGGAACGGGGTGACGTATGAGCATTGTCCACTTTGAGTTACCCGACACCGACCGGGGCACACTGGGGGCAGCGGTCGACCTCAACACGGTCAACTACCCAGGCAACTACTACTGCGCTGGCTCTGGCAGCAACCCCAACAGTCCGCCCTTGCCGACAGGACCGTTCATTCTGGAGGTGCAGTCAGTAGGGAGCTACGCCTATGTCCAGCAGCGGGCTACCTGCATCGCTCAGCCCACGTCCTTCGCGGTCAGAGAGTACAGCGCTACTGCTTGGTCAGCTTGGCAGTACAGTACGCCTTCAGGGGCGATCATCCAGCGGAAGATAGGCCAGAGGAGCGTGACCGCCAGTGTTACTGGTGTCGTAACGAATCAGGTCTGGTTTAACTACGGCCTCACCAAGCAGCGTAGCGATTCCGTTATGACTGTCGAGGCAGTCTCATCGTTCTATGTGTCCGTGGCCCCAGACACCGTGACTTATAACGTGGGGTACCAGTCCGGTGTCTACACCACACTTGGTCTGTTCACCATGAACAACGCTAACGAACACCACTCATGGGGTGGGATGTGCAATATTGGTGGGTCCGGAGCCGTTGGTTCCGTCACTATCACCTTTGCACTCTCTAAGACGGGCAGTGGGGTCTGGTACTTCAGCGGTGACTATATGTCTTGGGCAGTCAGCGAGGTGATGCCATGACCCTCATCAACTACACCGACCCTGTCCCCATCCCTGCCCCTCTCACCAGTGGGTCGGGTATCCAGACCTACACCGATCCGACCGGTGAGTTGTGGGTGGCAGCTAACGGTGTGAATGGGGGGGTATACAGGCGGGCGAGGGACGTAATGCACGCTAAGTGGTATCGGAATGCTGGCTATAACACCGCCACGGCTCTACAGGCATTCAACTGGGATGCGATGGTAAGTGATCCGTACTCACTATTCCAAGGGTCGGGTAGCAGTTATATCAACCTCCCCTTCGCCGCTTGGTGGCGTATCTGTATGCATATCTCAGTGGCTGCAACCGCAGTAGGACAGATTGTGACTGCCAGTCTGATAGCCCCCACCGTTGGAGGAAACCTTGCCTATGCGACAGCACACGCTGGAGCGGCTGGCAACGTAAGCCCCACAGCCGACACCGTTTTTATTACTTCGGCTGCTGCACAGATCCAAACCCAATATGCAGGTTCGGTTGTTCTTGCCGGGTATATGGCTCAAGGAGGCGCAGGTAACTTCTGCACGGTCGACTTCGTTGGTACTGGATAGGCTTTTATTGTGATCGACGGCCCGCGCCCTGTGCGCTTGCAAAATAGTGGGGACATCTACCGGGAACTCGGCCCCAACTATTCCAGCCAGGAGCTACTGACCACGGCTGCCCTGCGGACGGCACTGATCCCTGGTGATGAGATCGTGGCTGAAGTGCGTCCCCCCATCGCCACCCTGGGCGACAGCTTCCCGCCCCGGTACGGCTACATGGACTACCAGGAGCGCCAGCCCTCCATCACCCAGGTGCTCGACGTCGACCGCAGCTACCCCAACCAGCGGTGGGACTTGTCCGGGGGGGTCGCTGGCTGGCAGGGCGCAGCGCGTAACGTAGGCGTGGAGGACGTCTGGTAGGAGGTGATTTTTCGTGGCTCGTGGTGTACCCACTGACATCGGACCCATCGGCAGCTTGGCTCCCCCAGCCGCTAATCCGCACGGGCGGATCGTCGGACTCATCCCGGCCCTCAAGACCCTTGGTGTCGTCGGCACGGTCGGTGGTGCCCTGGCGGGGGCAACCATCGCCAGGCATGGGGCCAAGGACTACAACGACGAGGAGACCTTCGACATCAAGGGTCAGGCGGGCGGCAGGCTTGTCCAGATGGGTGGTTCCAGGCCCTGGAGTCCTGCTCAGGCGGCATCTCATGCCACCCATGGTGACGAGGATCCCTTCGCCAGTCCGGAGGAGGAAAGGGCGGCGTTTGAGCACGCCAGGAAGATGGGCAAGGCAAACCGCTCCTTCTATCACGAGATCATAGGCACCCCGAAGCATCGGCCCATCAAGGAGGATCCGTTCGGCCTGGGTGTGCCGTCCCACAAGCCCATGGATACCTCCGACCTGAGAAACTGGACGCCCTAGGAGGGCACATGGCTGAGACCAAAGACCGCAGCATGAACGCAGAGCTACTCGCTGGCATGGTGGACGGCACCTACAAGCGGGTCATCCGCGACCGCAGCAACTACCCCGATCCTGACCGGCGACTCCAGCGCGCCGACAAGCTGGCTTTGTGCCATGAGGGTGGCAGTGGCTTCGGGGTGGCTGAGCTACCGGAGAAGCGCACGCCGGATGGTCGCTTCACTTATGACCAGGGCTTCATCCCCCCTGTGACGGGGTAATGCCTCGCCTCCTGGTCTGCCGGGAGTGCAAGACCATCGAGCAACTCCCGCTCTATGACGGCCCGCCTCAGCTTGAGGCCCAGGATCCCCTCCTGGACAATCTCGTGCGTCGGCATGTCCAGGCCCATGGTGACATCACTCCGGACAGCGCGGCCCTCCTGGTGGCCTCTGAGGATCCCTGCAACTGTGTCAAGTGCCGGGGCCGCAGTGGCAGTTTCTGGGACGCCCACCGCAACGAGGTGCTGGGTGGCCTCAAGGAGCGCTGGACCGGCTTCCACCCGGAGTACTACGCCACCAAGGATACCTACGCAGAGGACGCCCTGCGCTGCTACCGGATCCACCGGGAGCCGAAAGGCACCGACTGCATTGACTACCGCGACGACAGCCGCAAGCTCTCGGGCAGGAACTGGCCCAAGGATAAGTCGGTCTACCTGTGCGACTTCTGCCCGGTGAAGGTCTCGGTCGACACCGCCATCCGCTGGGCGGCTGGGATGTACAAGAAGGAGCCTGGCGAGGTTGACTGAAATGAACGGTTCAGACCCAGTCCCCCAGGAAACGCCGCCCCAGGAGGTGGTCACCCTCTTCCTGATCGTGGTCGACCCGGACGGTTCTTCCAGGGCGGTCCTGAACACCGAAGAGCGGTTCATGGCGCAGCGGATCGCTACCCCTAAGGATGTGTACCCGGCGCTCGCCAACGTCCTGGCTGATTTCCAGGGCCTCAAGACTGCTGAGGCCATGTTCAGCTTCCAGATGCAGATGGCCCGCTCCTCCCAGGAGGCCAGCCAGGCTGCCGGTCAGTCGGAGGAGACATGAGCTACGACAGCATGTTCAAGCTCGGCAATGACCCCGACTTCCAGGGTCGTGTCAGGGTTTGCGCCTACCAGGAGTGCCAGGCCACTCTGGATGACTTCGATCACCCTGACTGGTCGAACCTGGCCTATGACACCCTGCGGGGCGCGGACCACGTCATGGAGGCGTGGATCCGTATGGTGGCGAGGTTCCCTGGTGTCGCGGATGCTGCCGGTGATCCACCGGACCAGAGCCAGGTACCTGATGACGCCATTCAGGCGGCAGTTGTGGAGAGCTATCCCATCGTTGCCAGTATGTGGTACAACCCGAACGGCACAGTCTGGAGTGGCCTGTTCAATCCTGACCTGCCCCCAACGACGGCTCTGCCTCCTGAGCAACCAGGAGAACCTGTCATCCCTGTGATCGCTGAGGTGGTTCCCACCAGTGGGCCAGGTGGCACCGTGATCGAGGTTCGGGGCATGACCCTAGCCAGCGCCACCATTGTCAACATCGGGGCGGACTTGACCGACCTCACGGTCACCGATGCCACCATCATCGGCACCCTCCCCGATGGTGTCGACCCAGGCGTCTATCCCGTCCTGGTCAGTTTTGTAGATGGCACCGTCACCGAAGGCCCGGACTTTGAAGTCACTGAGTCTGCGCCTCCCTCTTCTCCGGAGGTCACCAGCTTCACCCCGAACAGCGGAGGTCAGGGCACCACGGTCGTCATCTTGGGGACTCTCTTGAGCGGTACCACCAACGTCAATATCGGTAAGGACTTGACCAACCTCACCGTCAACAGTGACACCCAGGTGACCGCCACCCTGCCCTCCTACACACCCCCCCAGAAGGGTGATCTCCCGGTTGTGGTCACTGTCGATGGGGCCAACTACACCGCTCCCAATACGTTCAGGGTCACATAGTTCGCCCCTGGCTCGGGCCTCCAACATGGCCTCGCAGTACTTGCCCAGTAGACCTGCCTCATAGAGACGCTTGAAAACCTCCACCTTCCAGGTAACCGGGTCTGAGCGGTTGGGTCTCACAAGCGTCTCCAGAGGCCCCTAGAGGCCCCTGTGACCGACTACAGCCGCATCTGGGCTGTCCAGCCTTCAAAGTACTGGTAGGCGTCTTCCAGGGGTACAGGGTCAGCGTGCTCATGGCCGCAAGCCCAGTCCCCCCAAGGATCGCGGTAGCAGGGGGGACCGGACTCGTCATGCACGAGGAACGTGCGCCCAGAGCGAGGGAGGTTCTGGGAGGTGATGATGCCCTTCTGAGTCGCCATCAGGTGATGATGACGCCCCCGGTCAGGGTGCCGGTGCCAGCAGGGGCAGTGACCACCACGTTGGCGGGGGACATGGCCGTCGTCAGGGTGGTTGTGGTGGTGACGGTGATCAAGCTCGGGCTGACCACGGTGAAGCCAGGTTGCGCTACGCCACCAATGCTGACAGCGGTGGCTCCAGTGAAGTCGGCCCCCTGGATCTGGACAGCAGTGGCGACACCGTGAGTGAGGATGCTCGGCTGGCACGACTGCACCACCACCGGGTTGGTGACGATGCCGGTGATGGCCGTGACGGCATTGCCAGCGTTGGTCTGGGCCGTCTGCTGGCGGGTCTTCTCAGCGGCCAGGGAGATGTTGGCAGCCGCTTCACGGGCGTTGATGGAGGCATCAGGTCGGACCACTGAGGCTGTCGCCACACCCTGGAGGGCCTGGGCTGGCCCCTGAGCCGGGGCACCGGGGCCGGGGCTGTAGGGAGGAGGCTGCGGACCCTGGGACTCGTCACCCCAGAGAGGCAGGTAGGACGGCGACTGGGACCACAGGGTGGTGCTCACGTTCCAGGCCGGGACGGCGGCAGCGGCAGCCTGGTTGGCCGGAAGCTCCAGGGTGTTGAGGATGTAGGGGTTTGCCAGGGGGTTGTAGGGCGTTGCCATCAGGCGTTGGCCTCCTCTTTCTCAGCTTCCGATTCGACCTCGCCGCCCTCTTCCCGCTCGGCTAACTGGCCCACGGTGAGGTACCGCGTCTCCATGTCCTCTGGCTCTGGCTCCTCAAGCTCGACGGCAGGAGGATGGGCCAACTGCTCCAGGCTCAGCGGAGACTCCAGGAGGCTCCCCCCAGTGAGGCGAGGATCCTCTGGATGGCCGTACAACTCGATCTCGTTGTTGGCTGCCGCCAGGCGGTCATCCTCTGGCACCAAGGACTCGTCCACCAGGACGCCCTGGGCGATGAACTGCTGGGCTGCTCCGGTCCTGGCCGGTAGCTCCCAGGGGCTGAAGACGGTGGGCGGGTAGTAGGCATCCATCGGAGGCGGTGGCTCGTCTAGTTCGCCTTCCCTGGCTTCTACCTGGCCCTCGCTCTCAGTCTGAGGCTCGTCGCCAGCGGCGAGGTCGACCAGAGTGGACGTATGGGCGTGAGGGGAGTACTCCACGCCGCGCTCATCCAGTAGGGCCTTGAGATCCTCGCGGTCCATCGCTTCCAGGTCTTCACGGGTGGGGGCAGCGTCAGTCATGCCCATAGTCTTGTCGACCGGCTCAGGGGGGCCTTGACCACCCGGCTACGATCCTGCTATGGCATTCGCTGAGGTTCCGGAGATCGCCGCTGAGGCTGGGGCTGGAGGTGGTGAGGCTGGTGCTGGTGAGGGCATGACCCCGGACTTCAATGACCTGCCCGTGAAGAAGATCACGAGCGCCATCGGAGGGATGATCGGTACCGGTGGTGGTGACAAGGAGCGTGCAAATATCGGGCCGATAGGGAGCATGATCTAGCCCGCATTTTCCCAGGCCAGGGACGCGAGAAGGCCCCCTTCTCCAGGGGGCCTTCTGCATGGCTACAGAGCTACCACACTCTGACCGCAACAACCAACCGAGTGGAGGTTCCCGTGGTGGGCCTCACTGTAGCAGGTTACGACGCCTTTTTGCCGGAGCGCACCAGCACCCGGCTCTCCTGGGCCGTCTCTTCCTGCCCGTCTGAGTCCTTCTTGAACTCCTGGAGGCCCCGGCGAGCCAGGGTCTGCTGCACGTACTGGTAGGGCCAGTTGCCCAGGAGTCGGGAGATCTCCATGATCCCCTGGCCTCCCAGGAACAGTTCCACGATGGTCTCGTCGCGGATCTGGGACTCGTCCCACTTCGCCATGGGCGACTCGGAGCAGTCCTGGCTACACCAGAACACGAACCGTCCTATGCGACGGCGCGCCCCCATGAAGGTGCCGCAGCAGCGGCAGTGCATCTCCAGTAGCTCTTCGTCAGCCATCAGTTCGGCCTCCCTCCGCTACGGGCGCACTTCACTGACGCTCCCTTGCGCGGGAAATGTCGGTACAGCTTGCCGGTCTTGGTCAGAGCGACACGCCTGCCGCAGTACGGACAGGTCGCTTTGGTCGAAGCCATCAGCCCACCTTCCTGAGAGCCGCGATGATGTCGTCGGTGTAGCTCTCGGGGAAGACGGCCCCGGACATGTTCTCTCCGTTGGGCAGCAGGTTGATGCCCACCCGGATGAGGTTCTCCCGGAGACCGGTCTTGATCCTGGTGATCCGCACCTCTCGGTTGTCAGCCAGGGTGACCCGGCTAACGATCTCAGGGGCCAGGAGGCTCTCGGTCAACGGGGTGACGTTGGTCTTGGCCGGAGTCCTGCTGCGCGGAGTGGTTTTCTTGGTAGGGGTAGTCATTTTCCTGGGTCTACTTTCTGACATGGAACACTCGGTCTTTCTCTATGAGGGGTAGGTGCTCAGGCCCCTTGATGCTTGCGGACACAGTGGTCTCACGGTAGTTGCCGTGCTTGTCGATCCACCGTCGCTTGTGCTCCCTGGAGCGCCAGCGGTGGGTCCAGAGCACAGTCTGGGGCACATGGTCGGGGTCAGTGTGCTGTGTGGGACGGTCGACGGGCCGTAGCTCTACGACAGTCACCTCTGATAGCGGGCTGTGCGCCCGCTTGAGCCGCTTCAGCATGGGCCTGTCGGCTGGCATGCGGAAGGGAATCTGCTCCTGGACGAACTCCCAGAGGGAGATCAGGAAGCCATAGAAACGGTTCTGGGAGACCGCGTAGCTGTCAGCGTTCTCCTGGTAGATCTGGGCTGCCTTGGGGTCACCGTGTAGCTCCACGAGGAAGCCGTTGTCGAAGTCCCTGGCAGCCAGGTTCTGGACCCGCTGGCCCCACAGGATGGGGTTGATGTGCTGGAGAGGTAGCTCGCACAGGGAGACAGTGTCCTGCTTGCCCCAGCGTTGGTAGAGATCCCGATTGATCTCATCCAGTTCGTCTCTAGCGTCGGTGAACTGGGCAATGACCACGCCCTGAGGCTCTTCAGACCATAGGATGCCCTTGATGGACATGACCCGGCCCCTGGCATCGAGGATGTGGATGGGTCGCTCCAGGTAGATGAAGCCCCGCTCGCAGGGCAAGTCCTGGGGCAGCACCACCTCGTGCTCGTGGGCCTGGTAGGCGTCGGTGAAGTCCCACAGGCGGGCGATGATCTCCCGGCGCACATAGAAGGTCTCAGCGGTGTCGAGCCGGGATATGAGGTACTCATCGATCTTGGCCGGGTTGCCTGCCTTGTCCTTGATGATGGCGTAGTGATCAACGATCTTCTGGAACTCCTCGATGAAGCCGTGCCGGTAGCTCGATGTCGACCACCAGCGGACGAGGTCGACCTGCTTCTCCAGGACATCGATGGGTCGGTAGACGGTGGTCACGGCCAGATCGCCTCAGGACTCCGCTCGATGCGGCGTAGTCGTTCCTTGTCGTAGGGCACCCAGACTGGCTGCCCAGTGTCCTCGATCTCCTCGATGACCCGGTAGTAGCGGTCGTACTTCGCCCGCCGCTTGCGCCGCCCCAGCCAGTACCAGAGAGCCAGGATGGGCAAGCAAAAGACGATGAATACCCAGTCGACCTCGATGAACAGCACGGAGGTACCGGCCCCCAAGAGGAAGCCGGTGTACCACCGCGACCAGAGGTCTTTCTGGTTCTCCATCAGGCCCATGCACCCGTAGGGGTCCATGTACCGGCCCAGCCGACGCTTGCCTCTGACCATGCGGTACGAGGGAGCCGGAGGATTCTCATCCCCACGTAGCTGCGCCCAGTAGTTCTGGGACTCCAGCAGGTAGGGGTAATACTTTGGGTGGCCCCCGTAGTTCTGTGGTAGTTCGATTGCCATGGTCTCAGTATAGCATGCGGCATGGAGTTGTGAGCGTCACCATGTCACTCTTCGTCTTCGTCGTCCTCGTCAGGCTCCAGTTCGTCCCAGCCCTTGGCTGAGCCGATCTGATCGCCCACGTAGCTGACGTGTGACCGGAAGACGTTGATGGCCTTGTCGAGGGCCTCCTTCGCTTCGGTCACTGCGGTCATGGCATCCTCTTCGCTCACCGGCTTGCCGTCCGCATGGACGTAGTTCTCCATGAGGTAGCGGACCACCTGGCTGCGAGAGGTGGTGTCCTCGTCCCCGTAGTAGCGCTTGCTCACTCGTTCACCCCCTCTCCTGTCTTGACCTTCTTCCAATCGACCCCGAACGCCTCCAGGGCATTACGTAGCCTGGTGATGTAGGGCACGTAGACCTGGCAGGTAGGGTTCCTGGGATTGAGGGGAGGGTCACAGGCCACCTCGATGGCAGCCAGGAACACCTCGTACTCGGGGGTGCCCTCCTCGATCATGACCGGTAGTCGGACAGCTTGGCGGGGCAGGACCGTAGCTTGGCTCCGATGTCTGCGATGTCGCGGATGAATCCGTCAGTGAAGTGGTCGCCTTGAGTGTGATGGGTGAACTCGTGGATCACCAGGGCGTCCAGGGCCTCCTGGGTCACGGTCTTGGGGAAGTGCCGCCCGACGTTGCGGAAGTAGATGGTCATGGTGCGCCCGCCCCAGGAGGCAGAGGATCGCTTCTGCCCGGTGCTCGCCATCGAGTACTCGACGTCGGGAGCAAAGCCCAGGACGTGCTTGCCCAAGGCGTGGATGTAGTCCTCCACCTGGAACATCTCCGGAGTCCAGTCGGCCCGCCTGATGGGTGGGATGCCGTCCGGACTTGTCGGAACGTGGGTCTGGATGACCTGGCCCGCAGGCTTGAAGGTCTGTCGCTCACGCATGCGGTCCCACATGTCAGTGCTCAGTGTTCGACCGCCGATGACCTGACGACCCTGGTCGTAGGCCCGCTTGACTGCCTCTGGATTGGAGGGGTCCATGATGACGGCGTTCTTGCCATAGATGCCCTCCATCACTGAGTCGAACGCCTCGTCGCTGGCGGTGGCGACCACGTCCTTCACCCAGGTGGACTTCTGGTCGACTGAGGTGAGGATGTCGAAGGTGGCGTTGAGAGTGACCTCTCGCAGCTTGCGGAGGTAGCTGGGCTTGACGTTGTCGCGGCTGGTGGACAACGGCACCTTCTGCCCGATGTTGACGTGGAACCGCCCGTCATGTTCGACAACGGGGATGCCCAACTCCAGGATCCAGGCGGGGCCGTGAGCCTCAAACAACTCAACGTCGGTCTGGCGTCTGGTCTCGTGCATCTGGCCCTCTGCGTCCCAGTAGACAGTGTCGAGGGTCTCCTTCACTGCCTTGACCGGAGCGGGCCGCTCGATGACCGTGTCATTGAACTTGAAGGTGATGCCCTCCGGCACGATGATGGCCTGCACCAGGGTGACGAACTCGGCAGCCTCCTGCTTGTTCATCTTGTAGTGGGCCGTCAGTACCGTGCCCATCGTGGTCTTCTGCGTGGACTCACTGCGACCCGCCTCACTGAAGTCGACGGTGCCAGTGGTGGACTGGATGGACAGAGCGGCGTACCTGCCGTCAGTGCAGAGGGCGACGATCTCCTTCTCCCCCTGGCCGTAGCGGCCACGAGCGGTGGGATCGCCGCGCCGTTCCGATGCAGCGAAGAGGGTGTACGCATCCTTCAGGTTCTTGAAGCCGTCTGGATCGTTGTCCTTGACTGTAAGGGTGGCCCAGCCGTTCTCTTGCGAGAAGGTGACCAGCACCACCGTGGTTCCTTTGGGATCGAGCGCATTGGAGAGGGCTTCCATCATGACTCGGGGTTTCCCCTTTGCCTGCAAGGTTTCGCGGAAGCCCGCGATGTCAATCTCCAACACGGTTTGGGTATGGGTAGTTTTAGCCATGTACACAGTGTAGCACACCTCCACATGTAAGTGTTGTCACCCCCATGTGGAGAGGTGACCACACTTGTCTGCTCGCTGTGCTATGCTGTAGGCCATGACCCAAGTCTCGCCTGAGGTTCACACCTACGAGGATGACTTCCCTAAGCATCTTGGCCCGCCTCCTGTTCCGAACTACACCGGGGGCAAGCTAGTCGAGGCCCGCCACCCCACCATGCTGGTGCAGCTAGATTCCGGGGCCTTCTGGGCACTGTGGGAACTGCTGGAGAAGGAAGCCAAGCATCGCTATCCAGCAGCCAAGGCCATCTCCGCGTACGGTGCGTACCTCAGGGCTGTCGAGGCATTCCGTAAGACCTACTGGTCGCACAACGTGCCGCCTGACCCTCAGGCCAAGCCAGTCCGCAAGCTAGTGAGGAAGCCGCGTAAGTGAGTCACTTCTACGACATCGATCCCGAAGATGCTGAGTCGCCCTGGCTCCTCGATGAGTACATGGGCCTGCATCCTGGTGACCACGTCGTCTACCAGAACCCGGACTGGCAGCAGCCTGACGGTACCTACAAGACCGCAGGCATGGACCCTCCCCTGGTGATCACTGAGCTAGTCCAGCTTGGTGACGAGTTCGTCACCGCCATCATCAACAACGGGGAGTGGGAGGTCAACGCTGAGAACCTGGCCCTGGAAAAATCTGAGGGGACAGAGGAGGCTGAAGAGTAGTACCTTTTTTCTAGTGAGGTTCCCGGCAAGGGCATAAGCCCGGTCTCGTTGATCCGCTGGTGTGTGACTGCGGAGAGGGGTCGGTGCTCAATGGGAAGGAGTGGATGAAACCGGTGGAGGGTACCTAGGCCGGGAGTAAGGTAGCCGGGAGCTTCGCTAGAACCAGACTGAGGCAAACAAAACCACGGATGTACGCAGGGACGCCAGCCCTGCCAGGGCCTGGGAGGCTAACCGCCGTCGCACCAGTCCCTGGGCCTCAGTCTGGGTATAACCAGGACATGTCGCATCTGCAAGCAGGCATCCTGGTGGTGGAGGTGGGCATCATCGCCGTGGCCTATCTCCTGGGCATGTTCTGGAGGGGGCCTGGTCGCCCCGTTCCCTAACCAGGGATCACGTTCTCCAGCATCCCAAGACACGCCTCCAGGTGGAGACGTACCTCTCGTAGCTGGTCTAGCTGGGCCTCCCGGTCTGCACCGCTGTGCCGGTAGCTGCTGATGCGCTGGCCCATGGTCATGACCGCCACGTCGACCTCGTTGACGATCTCGGCCTCTGTGAGTGAGGCTGAGCGGTCCCTGGCCCTCTTCCAGAAGCCAGCATCCCGCCTTGACTGCCGCCAGAGCTTAAGAGCCGACGCCACTGACCGTCTTGCCCACCCGGACCAGACGAATACCGTTGGCCGCAGCAGCCTTCTTGATGTTCGTGATCGTTGCCCCGACATGCTCGACTTGCTTCAGGGCCTTCTTGGTCTTGGCTCGTTCTCGTTCTCGTGCCCGCCTGGCCCTGGCCCGTTCCGCTGCCCTCTGTTTGGCCTTGTCAGCCGCCCTGGCTTCCTTGCTCCCCGGAGGTAAGCCGTCCTTCCTGGGACGCCCACGGGGCCGCATAGACCCCTCTGGGCGGCTTTTGGTGGCCCCAGGGGGCGGTATGGAAAATGCTGTCTTGGTGAAGGCATGTCGAGGGCCGAACTTTGTTCTGGCTCCGGGGCTGTTGTAGTCCACTGTGACCTTGGCTTCACCAGGAGCCGGGAGGACGTACTGGGCACGCGGCCCTCGTCGCACCACGATCTTGAACTCACTGTTCGCCAGGGCCAGGGCATCTTCGACATGCACCGGCAGGCCGTTGGTCGGCCCGGTGTTGAAGATCGAGTTGGCCCATGCCTCGACGTCCTCCTGGGTCCGGATCTCCTTCTTGAGGATGGCCCTGACCCGGATGTCCAGCTTCTCTAGCTGAGGGACGGTCTCAGGGAAGGCCAGGGTGAGGGCTACGACATTCTGTCGGAGCTTGTCGACCCGCTCAGGGTCAGAGGAGTACTCCATGCCAGGCCAGATGGTGGCCGTGTTCTTGAACCAGATCCAAGACTCTCCATCGAAGATGGGGACATAGCCCATCCTCCCCATCTTGATGGTGCCGTTGAAGCCGGTGATTTTCTGCCAAGCCTCAGTTCCGTTCAAGTCCATTCTCCAAGCGGTGTGACCTGGCAGCAACCTGCTGCCAGTCCTTCTCCAGGGGAGAGTCGCTCAGAATACGTGGTGGCTTTCCCCGGAGCCAGACGCCTACAGCATAAGCGCGTGATTTTTTGCGGAGCATGATACCTGCTCCACGTCTCCAGGGAGGAGTGATCTCGCGGGTGATCGCTAGGCCCACCGGCCATCGGCTCCGGCGCGGCTCGCCTCGCCAGGAGTACAGGATCCACCACGAAGAGGTGTTGTCAGGAACTGAGGAGGCGTCTGGGAGGCTGGGTAGTACCCACTTGTTTTCCTCCGGATCGTCGTAGGCGGGGTCTGGGTGTATCTCCATGCAGGGCCTTGTCGTTCTCTTCTAGGGCTGAGTCAATCAGAGCTAAAAGATCGTCAATCCGCTGTTTGGTCCCAGCGGCCTTTTTCGACGGCTCGCACTTTTTTGGCATGGACTACTCCCCGACAATGCTGCCCCATCCGCCTTGACCGTAGGGGTAACCGTTCAGCACGGCATTGATGTACTGCCCCGGAGAACTGACCCGCTTGAATCGGGTCCAGATGCCTGGGGACACTTCGTCGTAGTGCCAGGGGGTGCCGTCCCGGAAGATGACCTCCAACCGTTGCAGCTTGTGGGAATATCGGGCCTGTAGGGTCCGGGGTCGGGGTGGGTTGATCGTGCGCGTAGGCCAGTAGTAGTCCCAGTCAGGACTGGGGCTGGGGCCGAATGGCCCCTGGAGGCCCTTCTGCTCGCCGTAGCCAGGCTCCCAGGGTCTGTCAGCAACGTCCTCTGCCACCTCAGGCAGAGGGGAGTAGGGAACCTCTCCTCTCGCCTGACGTGACCGTGTTACTTGCTGACGAAACTTCTCCTCTCGGTTGGTCCGGTAGGAGATCCCTTTTTCCTGATAGAGCCGCTCGCCCTTGACCTTGGCAAAGCTGACGCCTCGACGCTTCGCCTCAGCCCGCATGGACTCCGCAGGCGGCATTGGCCTAAGGAGTCGTCAGACCGGCAATCGCAGGTCGCATGATGGGGCCTGCCGGGACGCTCGCGCCCGTGCTCACAGGCGGGTGAGCCGGGGATCCCGCAGGCCAACTGTGAGCCGCTCCGGCTGAGTCGTACCAGTACTCGGACATCTTGTTGATCCAGCCAGCACCAGTGCCAACCGTGCCCACGTAGAAGGGGTCGACCGCGTTGATGGTCGTCGGGGTGTCGGCATAGGTCGGGTACGAGTTGGCCCCGCTGATGAGGTCGGTGATCGGGTTGACGCCAGGGAAGGGCACTGGGAAGGTGCCAGTCGGCAGAGTGCCGCCGTTCTGAGCAGTCCAGGCCCTCCAGTCGGTAACGGCCATTTCAGTTTCCTTCCTTTGCGCGCTTCATCTCACCCAGTCTTGCTCGCACGAGGTATAGCTCCTGGAGCACCCCATCGATGATCTGGATCTGACGGCCCCGGTCGGACTCGTCCAGGATCTGGCTCAAGTCGCTCAGGACGTTCCTCGTCCGGTGCTCCCAGGAGAGCATGGGCACCTTGGGCTTGGTTGCCGGTGTCTGATGGTTCTGGTTGAAATGCGCCAGGACGTCAGATTCGACGGCGGTGTTGCAGAGGTAACACCATCCTGTGAGCACCTGGGCGTCAGCCACGCGACCAGCCTAGGTGGCCGGGGTGGCCCGACCTGAGGCACCTAGGCTTGGGGCGTGTCGGTTCCCTTCAGCACGCAGCAGTTTGAGAAAAAGCCCAACCCGAAGATGCCCCGTACCACGGTGCGTCTGGACAAGATCGACGCCACCCAGTTGAGGCTGGATCCGGCCAAGGTCAGGAAGATCGCTGCTGGACCCGCCAACGATGGCACCGACCCCCTGGTGGCCCCCTACAAGGGCCGGTACAAGGTGCTCGATGGTCATCACCGGGTGGCTGGGGCCATGGAGCGCGGTGACACCAAGATCCGTGTTAGGCGGGTGAAATGAAGAAGCCTCCTGGGGGTCGGTCCCCGAAGTCAACGAACTGGAGCAGCTTCTACGACTCTGCAAATGGCTCACGCGATCCTGGAGACTGGCCCAGTCTCCTGCGCCGGTCCTGGGAGGAACGCTGGGGCCAGACCCAGCCGTACCCGTTCGGCCCGGACAACATGCAGAGCAGGGGGGCACGAGCTAGTCAGTACACCAGCTAATGCCCACCTACGAGCCGGGTCTGGGCTGTCCTGGCTGCTCAGAGGGCTTCTACCGCCCTGAAGAGCGTGCGGCGCACATTCGCGCCAAGCATCCGGAGCTATCCGCTGCCCCCACTGAGGACATGATCGCTCTGGCTCAGCGCGCCCGTGTCTCGCTGGGGGACATCTTCTCCGACCGTCGACACTCCACGGGGTCGCATGCACCTCCTGAGCCTGCCCAGGCTCCTCGACGCCCCAAGCTGAAGGTGATCCAGGGTTCCAAAAAACCCACCGTGGACGAGCTATACGAAAAGCACCTGGCTTTTTCCAAGGGAGCAGGCTTTGACGACCCTGAGTCGGTTGAGGCCCTCCGCGCCCACGAGAAGGCCGGGGGCCTGACCAGGAGCCAGGCCAACAAGGTCGCTGACCAGGCGTACATCGGTGGTGGAGGCTCTGACTGGAGATCTCGGGGATGAGCGTCGCCTTCATCACCGTCGAGGGCGTGCTCGGTGAGCACAGCGTCCTCCATGGCTTCTACCCGGTCCCTGAAGGGGTCAGGCTGGCCCACGCCCTGGGCACCGGCTATCGGCTCGTCTTCGGGACGTGTCAGGCAGACCAGAACTCGGTGGAGCACTGGCTGCACATCAACGGCATGACCCAGCCCGCCTTTTACGACAGCCTTCTGGTGCGTGAGACGAGATGGACCGATTTGTCCGATTCGGTGTTGAGAGCCGAACAGGCTAGTCACCTGAGGCGCATGGGCAACGATCTGGGTCTGGTCGTGTCCTCAGACCCGGCCTCGATCCTCCTGGTTACCGAGATGGGCGTCCCGGCTCTGCTGTTCACCAACCCGACCTACCGGTGGGGGGAGTACCGGCCCGACAAGAAGAGGCTGCCTAGGGCCTGGCAGGACATCGATGACGAGATGATCCGACAGATGGAGCTACGGGCCGGTGACCCCCGGCTCCGAGAGTACGAAGGAGAGCAGGTATGAGTGCCAATGCCCTCAGTAACAAGCAGTTCAGCGTCGAGCGCAACTTGATGGCCCAGGGGAACATGGACGAACTTACGAACCGGGTGCGCGGCTACCAGAACATGACTTCCAACAAGTTCCTGCCCGCCTTCGGTTCCGACTACACCCAGGTCCGCTCGATGCCCTCTGGGACGGCCTTCGCAGGCACCAGTGTTGCTGGGCCTGGAGGAGAGGACGAGGAGGATTGACCTGTGGTCAGTATCTCCAGGGAACCTCTTCGCCCAGACCCTAGAGCGCATCTGAAGGCTCAACCGGCTCTCTTCGATCAGCGTCAGGTCAAGCCTGCCGACGCCCTGCGCTACCAGCGCGGCTACACGCCCCAACGCATGGCCGACGTGCGCGCTGCCACCCCCAATATCGAGATGCCCCGGTACGGAGAGCCGCCAGGCCCGCCCAGCAAGGAGCCGTGCAGTACCTGTGGTGGGAAGGGACATGACCCCAGCTTCCGGGTGACCCCGGACATGCTCCGCAATGCTGACATGCAGCAGCACTGGCGTAGCCAGGGCATCGTTCACAACGGGGTGGTGGCGTCGGCTCCTGGGAAGCAATGCTGGTCGTGTGGGGGCAAGGGCTACAAGCAGATCGCCGCCCCCAGTGAGAGAGGCATGGCAGCCTCCCTCGATCATCCCTTTTATCAACCACGGGGGCGTGGGGAGAGAATGATCCGGGAGGCTGTCGCCCGTTCTACGGTGCCCACATCGCACCTGGAGAACCTCCAGAGCATCATCCTGCCGGGTGAGCGCAAGGTGGGCCTGACTAGCGCGAAAGGAGCACTCGGCCAGTACACCGGGTCTAGACAGAAAGGCACTGGCAAGGTGCGGCTCTTCCCGGTTCCGGCCAAGAGTCCCAAACGCGGTGCCCAGGCAGGGCAACGGCTCATCGAGAGCATGGATCAGCCCGGTGGGGGTGACTGGGTACCCAAGACCCAGCGTCGCCAGGTGCAGCAGTCAGAGGCCACCCTGATCCACGAGATCGGTCACCATGTCTCCGACTCGCCCCCAGGACCGACTGAGGAGGCCAGGGCTGACCGCTACATGGTGGAGCACTACCGGGCTGATCCCAGGGACGTTCGCCGGGGTGAGGCCCTCGACACAGAGGACTTCACCTATCACCGACGCTTGCCGCGCTCTCACTCCAGCAAGACCTTCAGGGAGGCCGGGGTGCCGGAGCCGAAGCCCATCAAGCCAAAAAGAGTCAATGTTCGGCGCGCACTTTTGTACGGGAGGTGATATATGAGTCACCGGGCACTGGGGATGCAGTTCGTGCAGTACGACCCCACCCCTGCCTCCGACACCCATGGTGTCCCTGAGGGCCGCATCGCCTCCGACATTCGGGAGTGGAACGGCCACCCAGTACATGACCCGGTGAGTGCTGCCTGGGAGTCCGTAGGTGCCCCGGAACCCAGTGTGAAGCCGGAGGACCGCCATCCGGATCGCTACTTCACCCCTGAACGGGGCTTGGGCGTGCGCCTCAGAGCAGGCCATACCGAACGTCACTACGGCACTCTGCCAGACGGTACAGCCAGCCAGTACGACGTCACTCCGGTGCCCTGGGCTGAGCGCGAGAAGCACGAGATCGTCACGGGTGGGTCAGGGATGCCCCAGACCCAGCCCGATGGTTCGACCACAGCCCTCGCCAAGGTGCCTGGCTCTGAACGTCCCATCCGACATGTCTTCCGGATCGTTCACGAGGCTGAGTTCCAGCAGGCTGCCAAGCGCGGCTTCCTCCAGACTCATGGCGGCATGAACCTGGGCAAGGACGAAGGTACATGCGCCAGTGAAGACTCCACTGGCAGCTTCTACGTCGCCGCTGGCCCCAACCGTATCCTCCGCATTGATCACCGCCCAGAGGACGGCTGGAAGCGTGACAACGACGGCTATATCAAGACCCAGCAACCGGTGCCGTTCGACCGGATCAGCCGGGTGTCCCCGATCCTGCATAACGAGGAGACCGATACCCGTCACCAGCCCGGTGGCGGGTCTCGAAGACGTAGGTGGACGCTGCCCCAGGGGTTCACATGACCGACCGCGCCGTGGGTAATAAACACCAGTTTGGTGGTTATACCAACGTCGAGCACGTCCCTCTGCATGAGCTTGATCGGCTCCGGGAGTACGACCGTTGGAACGAGTCTCCCCACACCGGCTACCACGCCAGGGAGCACATCCGGCAGTTGGCCGACAGCATGAAGGAACACGGCACCAAGGAGCCGCTGCTGATCATCTACGGCAAGCAGGACCGCCTGGCCTATCTGGGGGAGGGCAACCATCGCCTGGCTGCGGCCCACCTGGCTGGGATCCCGGCCCTGCCCACCAGGGTCATCCGCCAGAGTCGGATCTGGGGTGACCAGGGCAGACCGGTACCAGGACATGACCCAGCCATGGAACGTCACGGCTACATCCCGGCTGACCTCAGGCCCTCTGACATAGGGCTGGAGACCCATGAGCCAGAACGCACTGAATCCTGAGCAGTTCAGCTTCGCTTTCACGAAGGCCACACCCAGGTCAATGGATGGTGATCCCATGCACCGGTTGACTGCGATGGGGGTAACGGAGACCGGTCCTTGGCGGGTTGGGGAGATGTCCTGGCACCACAGGACGGGGGAGATCATGGGCATCAGCACCTACGAGCCATGGAGGCGACAGGGTGTCGCTACCCGCATGCTGGGAGAAGCTCGCCGGATCGCCGGAGAGACCAGAGGAGTTCGCCCGCCCAGGCATTCAGAAGAGCGCACCGATGCGGGTGAGGCGTGGGCGCGGTCACTGGGTGAGCGTCTACCCAGGAGGAAGCAGGTCTGATGCCTAAGAAGGGACGTCAGGCCACCAGGACGACCCCCGGCTTCACTGGGCCGTTCAAGGGCAACCCGCAGCAGGGCACGCTCTTTGACGTCAGGACGCTGCCCAAGACCGGTGAGGAGATCGGTCCTCGTGGCTACAGCCTGAACCGCTCCCGGCAGTTCAACGAGATCATCGCCCCCAGAACGGGATTCACGCGTCAATCAGGTCAGACGGGCTTGGGTGTGCATTACCGGGCGCGGGAGCCAGGAGAACCGTACTGGCAGGCCACCAGTGAAAGCAGAGGCACTACGCCTGCGGTGGGGGTGAGTATGCACCCCTTCGGACCTGCTCCCCTTGGCCCCCAGCATCATGGGGAGAAAACCCAGGAGGAGATGGAGGCAAAGCCTCCTGGTTATTTCGACTCCTACAACGAGTTAGCCAAGAGCATGGGTCGCGCTCGATCCAAGCTGATCGACACGCTGGCCCGTTCCACTGTCGAGCCTGAGCATCTGAAAGGTCTGGGCGACATCTGGATGCACCCGAAGAGCGAAGAGTTCGCTGGTACCTACCATCGTCCAGAGGGAGCCGGAGGCAGTGGCCGCATCAAGCTGCACGTCACTGGAACCTCCCATGAGTCAATGGGTGGAGGCCCCTGGACTGAAGAAGACGCCCCACCCCATGTGAAGCAGCCTCAGCAACGAGGACCGGTTGATCCCGACGCTGAGATGACGTTGCTACATGAGATCGGCCACCATGTCTCCCTTGTCCATGAGGGCACCAGGCACTCTGATTACCGCACCCCTTCTCAGCAGGGGCGTGAAGAGGGTTTTGCTGACGCCTACATGATGGCGCACTACCGGGAGGATCCCCGGAACACCCGCTGGCGTGGCCGTACTGATCCACGGTCGCACAGTTACCTGGCTCGGGGTCAGACGGTGGAGAAGTTTGGTACCAGTGGTGCCATTGACTATGCCTCCCAACTGGGTATGGAAAATCGCCCTCCCAAGAGTCCCTATATGGGTGAACGTCTGGAGGAGAGCGGCAAGGTAGAGCGTCACCTACGCCCCATGCTGGATGAGCCGCTGGCTGGCTCTGAGCGCGTCTTCACCCGACCTATCAAAGGCTTTGGGGATAGAGGCACCCCAGAGGAAATAAGGGCTGGGGTCTACCAGAAGGCAGCGCAACTGACCCATGGCCGGATCACCCACGCCAGGGGTGGATACGACCCTGAGGTCAAGCGCCGCTGGGGTGTGAACCGCCTGGGTCGACAGTGGGACTTGACCCAGACGCCACGCCCCCAGGCAGAGCGTGGCTACCGGCCCCCTCCAGGGCTTAAGGTACGCAAGCGGTGAGCCACGAAGCGCTCGGTGAGCAGTTCGATGACTACCGGGGCCGACACCAGCCCTGGGAGGAAGGCCCTCCTCTTCATGACCTGCATCAGGGCAACATGATGCCGGATGACATCTACACCCATCCTCACTACTACACCGGCACAAAAGCCCCCCAGGAGTCCATACGCCAGATGCGTCAGCTACGCGGTAAGCCGGATGGCGTGGCGACCATCTACCGGACGGTGCCCAGGGGTGTCGAGCACATCAATCATGGTGACTGGGTGACTCTGTCGGCTGGTTATGCCGCGTCCCATGATCGCCACCCTGATGACCCCAGGCAGGATCCGCCCACGATCAAGGCTCATGTCCCGGCACGGCACGTACGCTATGCAGGAGACGACCTGAACGAGTGGGGCTACTACGGCCCCTCCATCAAGGGTGAGCTACACAGGGATCCAGCGACAGAATGACAGTCGAGCTTTATTTCGGTGGCGGGGAGGTACCCACCTGGCGCAAGCTGCTCGTCAGTGAGCGCGTGCCCCACGTCGCTATCAACTACCTCCATCTGAAGGCCCGCCTGCCCCAGGAGAAGCCCTGGACCCTGGCTGGGCACTTCCCAGAGGAGGCCAAGCTGTTCCTGGTGTCAGGGGCCTCCGGCACTGAGAAGAAGGGCTGGACCGTCGAGCAGCACGAGGAGTTCTTCGCCAGCTACTTCGACTTCGTCCGGGAGAACGTGGACCGCCTGTCCTACTTCACCGAATACGACCCCCTGGCACTCGGTGTCGACTGGGTGCTACGCCAGCGTGAGGTGTGGGAGGGCCTGGCCGACGAGAAGCTGGTCCCGGTCTGGCATGAGACGTGGGGTGCGCCTCTCCTCAGATCAATGGTTGAGGCGCACCCCAACCTGGGGGTGCCTCCTATCACCCCGCGCATCCAGAACGTAATCTCCGGACTGGTCCGACGCACGAGGATTAGCTTGCACGGGCTGAGCTTCAGCCACCCCTATGATGCGCCAGGCGGTCTCTACAGCACCATCGTCTCCTCGTCCTGGATCTCCCCCACCAGATTCGGGGAGACGGTGGTCTGGGACGCCAACCGTCTCCGGCGCTACCCAGCCGACGAGAAGCTGAAGATCCGCACCCGGCACCGCCAGCACTTCACCCAGGCTGGCTTCGACGCTGATGCCATCCTCCGGGACAACAACCGGGAGGTGGCCCGGTACACCATCTGGGCCTGGCGACGTCTGGAGGAGTCCATGGAGGGGCCGGGAGTAACTCACGAGGGCAACGGGCGAGTCTCTGAAAATGGATCCGCCCCCGTCCAGGTAGTTGGTCACGAGGCCCTTGAACTGCGCCGGAATGGTACTGACGACCGGGTGACCCTGCCAGTGTTCGATTTCCGCCCGGTGACCGCTGTGGTGCCCAACCCGGACGGGGCCGGGACTGTCGAGGTCACGTCCATGGTGGCCCACATGGGGGATGCTGACCTGCGTAAATGCGACTCGTGTGCATTAGCAGCGGTCTGCAACCTCTACGAGTCAGGGGCCTCGTGCAAGTACCGGATCCCTTCCGAGATCCGCAACCGTGAGCAACTGCTGGGGGTGCTGTACTCGCTCCTGGAGCTACAGTCCCAGCGTGTCCAGTTCACCTTCCTGGCGGAACAACTCCAGGGTGGTTACCCAGACGCCAACCTGAGCATGGAGCTTGACCGGTTCATGACCATGACGCAGCGTGTCAAGGACATCCAGGACAACCGCGACTTCCTCAAGGTGACCGTCGAGGGCCGTGCTCAGGCAGGGGTACTGTCGAGGCTATTCGGGGCGGAACGAGCGGAGACTTTGAGACGGGTGGATCCGGACAGAGCGGAGGATGCTGTCAGGCGCACCATGTCTTGACCCGATGGCAATGGGTGTTCCTCATCGTGGGGTCGGTTCTGGTGGGTGCGTTGGCGGCACTTGGTGGTGTTTTCCTAGCGATCCTCTTCCTCTAGGCGGATCCATGTAGATCTGCTCGGCGTGGGCTTTGGCCCGCTCCCAGGCTCCGTAGCCGCCTCTCCCTTGCCATAGCTCCACCAGGGCGCGCCATTCATAATGTCTGGCGCGCCAGAGTTTGTAGCGCCACCGGAGCCACTTCATTCGGGTGGAGGAGGCTCTCGTAGCTGGAGGCGTTGATAGTGATGGCACTTGCACTCCAGTTGCCCCACCATGGCCCTGCACATGCCCCCAGGTCCGGTGTGATCAACCTCCTCGTGGCCGCACTGGCACGTCAATCCGGGAGCCTCTTGCCCTTGATCTGCTGGCTCTCGCACGCCTGCTGGTGGAAGTAGTCAGCGATGTCCAGGAGCCGCTTCTCGTCCTCTTCGGTGATGAAGCCCTCCAGTAGCTCCAGGGAGGACATGATCGTGTTGCAGTAGGTGAACAGGGCGGTGGCGGCGAAGGGATCCTTGAGCCGGATCACCACTGCATCGTCCAGGGGCAGCGGCGTAGGTGGGAGCGTGAACTGCTTCCAGTCGCTCAGCTTGAACACGATGTACTTGGCCTCTTCCTCGTCCCAGTCTTCGTCTGCGGTAGTCATGCGTCGAGCTTCCCACCCTGTATGGGGTCGCGCCTGGGCCTGGGGGATCACCTCCGGAGGTAATCCCCGGTGCCCCCAGGCGGTGCTGTGGCCCTCCTTACAGTGGGTTCATGACCAAGCAGATGCGGCTCAAGGATGGCCCGCTCGATGGCGAGAGACAGGTTGTCCTGGATCTCAACACCACGGTCGGCTGGCAGATGCGCTTCGATCTCCCCAACTACCAGACCTTCGCCCCTGACAACCAGACCCCGATTCAACTGGGCCTGGTGGCGATCTACGCCCTCACAGGGCCGGGACCACCGCCCAACCCAGGAGCACCGGACTACGACACCTGGGACACGTCCTGGGTCTATGAGTTCCAGGAGGAGGTGTGGGTACCGCGCCCGCCGATCATTACGCCGCCCGTGCCCCCGCAGCTTCCCCCGGCAGTCATCATGGTCGTCGGCAGCACCCTGACCGTCAATGCCGATGACCCCTCTCCTGGGGTGCAGATGGTTGGGGAGGGCGACATGGAGGTCGACGCCATCGCCACCTCAGTCGATTACGCCACCGTCGCCATGGTCGGTGAGACGTCCCTGTCGGTCGTACGTCAGGACTTTGATACTCACATCATCATGGCTGCTTCCGGCAGCCTCACTGTGACTGGATTGGTGAACGGACAATGAGCACCCAGGTGACAATAAAGACCGTCGATGGCAGAATCATCACGGGTATTTCCTACACACAGTCGGCGTCGAGGATCTCCAATGACCCGTCAACCAATGCGGCCATCATGGCCGGTGGCGCGGCCTACGGCACCTATCACCTCCAGTCTCCTGGTGGCTGGGTTGCCGTCCCGGCCAGCCAGGTTGCCTCTGTCCTCCCACCCGTCCCAGGAGCCAACACATGAGAGGTACCGGAGTCTATGGACTGTTGGAGTCCGCAGACATCTTCAACCGCGTCGTCAATGATGGGGATCTCAAGATCACGCCCTGGGAGAGGGAGCGGTTGCAGCCAGCCAGCTACGAGATGGCGCTCGGCTCCAGGTTCCTGGTGTTCGATCCCCTGGTCGATGTCATCGATCCACTAGCTCTGGGTAACTACACCAGGGAGGTGAACATCGATGACGATGAGCAGCCCTACTACGACGCTGGCTACTACCTGCTGCGCCCAGGTGAGTTCATCCTGGGGTCCAGTGTCGAGACCTTCACCTTCCCGCCTGACCTGGCTGGTGAACTGACGGGCAAGTCCAGCATCGGACGCCTGGGCCTCCAGGTGCATGCCACCGCTGGCTTCTTCGACCCAGGCTTCAACGGTGTCGCCACTCTGGAGATCTCTAACATCAGCCCCTGTGCCATCAAGCTGTGGCCTGGCCTCCTGGTGGCCCAGATGCGGTTCGTGACCATGACTCGTCCCAGTGAATGGGCCTATGGGCATCCGGAGCGTCACAGCCACTACCAGGGTCAAGCTGGTCCCACGCCCAGCCGGATCCCCCCCAGGCCCCAGGTCAGGCTTCTGGAGAGTGAGCAGCTACAGATACCAGGAGTGGATTGGGACAAGTATGAGCATGCACAACGGCGCGGGGATTGACATTTCGTGTGGGTGCTACAGCGGCACCTGTGAGGCGTTCGATGCCCTGCGGATCGTGCTCTCGATGGCGGCTGGCTATGGCGTAGCTGACTTTCGCCACGAGGGCGGGCCGGTCATGCCCAACTTGCCCTGGGATCGCTTCACTGATGAAGACCTGCACGGGGAGTGGCCTGACGGTGCCCCTGACGATCCGCTGGTCATCCTCCTGGCTCATCACGAGCACATGGGCCGGATCAAGAGGGAGCATGCCCCCTACCTGGCTGACCGCCTGGAGCAACTGAGTGCCGTCCTGATGGGTGGTGGGGATATGCGCTGGGTGCTCATGACTCAACAGTTCGTTCGGGGCCTTCGCTACGCCGTCCTGAACCACATGGACGTTGTGTTTAACTGATGTGTCATGGCTAGAGACCCCGACGAATACCAGGAGAGGTTGGATGCCCACTCCTCTGCTCACCGCTACGACCCCCTCCGCGACGCCGCCCATCACGTTGTCCTGATGTGGATGGAGGAGCCTGAGCACCAGAACGAGATGAGCAGCGACTTCGTGAACGCCATGGCGAACCTGGCCTCTGCCCTGGTGACCCAGAAGAGGGGGGAGCCAGACGTCCCCGATGTCGAGGTCACATACGACCGCTCACGTTTGCCTGTGCCTTCCCCTGAGAGGCCCGTAGCTGCCCGCAGGAGCGGCGCAAAAAATGTTTCCGACCCGAAGTACCAGAACGCCTTTATTTCCGAAGCACGGCTCCACAGCGGTCAGCCCACCAGAGCCGACTGTGAGGCCCTCCTGGGCCAGGAGGTGACCCTGGTGTTCAACATCGACTGGCATGACGCTACAGGGGTGCTCACCGAGATCAGGGAGACCGTCACCACGTACCTCATCCTGGACGGCTACCGCGAACGCCTCTACCCCCTCAACGCCATCCAGGAGATCCGCCGTGGATGACATCTGGGATGACCCCAACGCCAAGATCTGGGTACGCAACGTCCTGGATGAGATGGTGCCCAAGCTGGCTGACAGCGCCCTGGTGATCTCGATGGTGCCCAACGGCAGGAGTGAGGGAGACGTCAAGTACTGGGTGGAACTGGGGGCCTCGATCATGTACGACAAGCCAATCATCGCCCTGGTGCTGGGTGACACCGAGATCCCACCCAAGCTGGTGAAGGTGGCTGACAAGGTGGTGCGTCTACCTGAGGGCATCAACCCGGAGGCCAGTGACGCACTGGCCCAGGCCATCAGGGAGATGATGGAGGACGAGGAGTGACCAGCATCGAGGAAGCCTGGAAGGCATTCGACCGGATGCTGGCCCAGCACATTGACCACAACTGGCGGAAGATCGGTGGCTGTGTCTACTGCACCGATTGTGATGTACGCCTCTACAACGGTGACCTTCCCCAGGAGAAACGCTGATGACGGTCGGACTTGTCATGATCGTGCGGAACGAGTCGGCCATCCTGCCCCGGCTGGCTGACAGCGTCCGCGACCACATCGACTACTGGACAGTGGTCGACACCGGCAGCACCGACGACACCCTGGAGGTGCTGGACCGCATCTTCACCCCGGTGCCAGGCCAGGTTATCGAACATATGTTCGATGGCTTTGGGCCGACGCGGAACATTGCTCTCAGGGCTGCTGAGCCGCACTGTGACTGGATGCTCTGTCTGGATGCAGACGAGACGTTTCATGGCAGCCTGCCCATGAACTTCGATGCCGGTGTCGAGTCTGACTGCCTGGAGGCTGAGCAGCACAACGGAAGCATGAGGTTCTGGCTGCCCCGAATGCTCCGCTCCAATCGGGGCTGGGAGTCACGAGGCAGGGCACATGAGTACTACGTCTCGCCCATCGCTAAGCCACCCATGAAACAGGACTGGTTCTACGTCGAGCACCACGGTGATGGCAGTGACCGGATCAACAAGTTCACCCGTGACATAGACCTGCTCACCAGGGATTGGAACGAGGACGAGACCAACGGGCGCGCCGCCTTCTACCTGGCCCGCACCTTCCAGGACTTCGGCCAGCTTGCCCAGGCTGTGTACTGGTATCGCAAGAGGCTGGCCCTGCCAGGATGGATCGAGGAGACCTTCTACGCCCGCTACTGCCTGGGTATGTGCCTGCTCGACATGGGGGCCATGGAGGAGGGCTGTGGGCACCTGTGGCACGCCTGGGCCGAACAGCCGCAGAGGGCTGAGCCACTGGTGGCATTGGCCTCGTACTACCGGGCCAGAGAGCTTTGGTTCCTGGCCTACGAGGCAGCCGAGTTGGCTTTTGAGTGGTGCTTCGCCCAACCAGGCAACATGTTGCCCCACCATGACGGTCTGTTCGTGGACACCACCGCTGTCGGGTGGAGGGCCGCGTACGAGCAGTCGGTCAGTGCCTTTTACATGGGCCGCAAGGAGCGCGGCAAGACACTGACCGACTGGCTGCTGACCCAGGATCTGCCGGAGCCGTACGCCTCATCGGTGCGAGCCAACATGTCCTTCTATGAGTGAGACCTTCACCTGTCCCGTTTGCGGATCAGTGTCGGCCAACCCTCATGACCTGGAGGAGGGCTACTGCGGGAACTGTCATGACTGGACAGCCCCTCCATTTGGAGTTGTGTGGCCGTTCGTTCGGGGAGCCGGTCGGTCCCGTCGCGAAGACGCCCCAGATAAGCAATAGCGCAGTCGTAGCAGTAGAAGCGTGGCCCTGGGGCCGCGTCCTCCTCTGACTCGATGCTGCATGTGGCTGGGTTGTGGCACTCCCCCTCAGGCTTGTAGCCCAGGGGGAGATTGCCCCAGGTGATGAGCCTGACCTGTTGGTCAGCGCTCAGGCCATTCCAGCAGTACATGCCCCACCAGCCGCGTGTCACTTGAAGCGCAGCCTCTCGTATTTGTTGCCCAAGCGCTCCACCACCGCCCTGGCCTCCGGTGATGGGTTGGCGATGTCACGCTTGCCATGCTCGCATGCCTCAGTGCCGGAGGAGAACAGCGGGACGCCCTCCTTCACCTCATCCAACTGGTTGAAGTCGAACTGACCCATGCCAGCGAGCAGGCGCAGCCCCAGGAGGTCATGCCCCTTGTCCTGGCGACCGTGTACGACGGCCCAGCCATGGCAGATGACCTCAGGCGTGGCGTGGCAGTGGAAGACGCCCATGGGCTGGTCTGGGGTCTCCTTGTCGTAGCCAGCGAGCTTGTCGTACTCGCTGGCTGCCCATACGCCGGAGGGAACGTCGCGGCGATAGGGGCAGGCGGTGCATGACTCTTTTCGGATGTCGATCATCGGCTCTTGATGATGGTGGAGCGAAGGCTGCGGATGGCAGCGAGGATCACTCCGGTGGATAGTCCGATGCAGAGGACGATGATGTCGGTCTCAGTCATCTTCACTGTTCTCCTTCATGCTGGCGAGGATCTTCTCGTCGCAGTCACCACAGAGCACTGCATGCGGCTCAGCGGGAGGCTCCTGAGCGACGGGGTACACCTCCGGGAAGGTGCGCTTGCAGATGAGACAGGGCACCTGGATCTCCACCTGGGTGTCGTCCATGTCCTGTAGCGCCAGGCGTAGGACGTCAGTGCCCCAGTCAGCGTCATCTGTCCAGTAGATGGTCTCAGCGAGTTTGCGGCGAGCACGGCGCAGCTTGCGAAGGTGATTGATGTCTCCAGCGACGGTGTTCATGGGTACGGACTCCAGGTGTAGTGACGGCGCTCGGAGTAGATCTCCTGCGCCCAGCGAGTGATGTGACGTTGGCGACCACGCCAGATGCGGTAGGCGTTGTCGTCCTTGAGCTTCTCGGCAGCCTTGGCAGCGATGCCACAGGCACGAGCGACCGCCTCCATCTGATCATTGAGCCGCATCATGGCGATGTCTGCCTCGTGGGCTGCCTGGTACAGCGGAGGGATCTCCTGGGTGGTCATGACGTGACCGCCTTGTCTTCCCAGGCGGCAGCGGCCCGCTCGATAGCGGCGCAGGCCCGGTCGAAGCTGTTCGCCATGTCGTTGACCGCGTCGCGGATGGCCCCGCCGACAGAGCGGATCTCCTCGCACAGTTCACTGGTGATCTTGTACTGGTAGTGGTCAGCGAAGACCAGGGTGGCCCGCTCCTTGCGAGCCTGGGCCAGCGATGTGCTCAGTTCCTGGAGCATGCGGTCAGTGGCCTGGTGCTCCTCCTCAGTTGCCATTGGACACCTCCTGGTGTTGGAATCCCCAGCCCACAGCGACCCAGTTGGCCTCGTAGCCCAGGATGTGATTGGCGGCGGCTTTGGCACCCTCGATGTCTTCGCTCCAGGTGCCAGCCATCTCCCAGCGCTGACCCCGATCCTTCAGAGTGACGTTGAGCACCCAGTTGCGATCCTGGTTGCGACTGGCGCTGGGGTTCTTCGGTGGCGAGAGGAAGATGCGAACAGCGATCTGTCCCGTGCCAGTGGTCATGCCGTCAGCGCTGTGCCTGTGGCTCAGGATGCGCTTGTCATGGTGGATCATGTGGCTCAGCACCAGTTGCTGGTGCGTGCCGCGATGGACGTGGTCGTTGTGCTGGCACTCCAGGTGAGCGACCAGTTGCTGCTTGGGGGTCATCGCAGCGCTCCCTTCTCAGGGTTGCCCAGCTTGTCGAGCGAGTCGAGCGAGTCGAACCACTCGCCCGTGTTCTCGTTCTTCCACCAGAACGCACCAGGGAACTGAGCGACCACCTGGGTGATGATCCAGGCATGCAGGTCAGCGCAGCCGCCACCGTGCGGCCCGGTGTAGCCATAGGTGGTGTCGAGGAAGATGTCGATGCAGCATCCAGAAGGGCTGGTGTCAGGCTCGTCAGGCCAGCGCTCCAGGTCTTCGTAGCGAGGCAACGGGCCGTCCGGGTGGTACTCCACGAACAGCATGGAGGCGTAGCCCTGACCCACCCGGTTGTGGTACATCTTGCAACCGGGCATGTAGCCGTCCTCGTGCTCCCAGAGCATCATCTCGGGATCACCCAGGAGGGACTGGCAGAACTGGAACACGCGCTCAGGTGGCACAGGGTCCACCAGGCGGATGTGGGTGGAGAGCGTCATGACTCCACCATACCAGTGCTCGCACTTGCATGTGGGGTCAGGCCAAGCAGTTTCTCCAGGTCTTCCACATGCATGATGATGTTGGTGGAGTTGACGTAGTGGTAGTCCCCGTGAGCGTTGATGCCACGCTCCCTCAGGAGGGCCAGGACAGCCTCCTGGCGGGCCTTGAGATCCTCCTGCTCAGCCTTGTGAGCCTCTGCCTGGGCAGCCGCCAGGGCGTCCCTCTCAGCCTTCTCAGCGAAGACCTGGGGGTCGTCCAGAGCGTCGATGATGCTGCCGTTGTCGGTCAGCACCTTGCTGTGGCGCAGGTTGTTGAAGAAGGTGTACTCGTCGTACTGATTCATCGAGCGGTACACGTTGACGCCCCAGCGACGGTTGCCGTGGAGGTTGGCGTCGACCATGTAATAGCCAGCGGCAGCGAGCACCTCCTTGACCCGCTCGTAGAGAGCGCGGCCCGCCGCGTCCTCCTGACCGTCCCAGCGAGACAGGTGGATCTCCACGATGGTGTCGCCGTAGCGCCCGGAGACACTGGTGGCAGGGCCGAAGTGAGCGCGGCCCTTCTTGTTGACTCTGGCGACGTTCTGCTTGCTCAGGCAGCGGGACACGGCCCTGGCGTCAGCCTGTACGAGACGGGTGCTCATCGGTACTCCGGATGCTCTGTGAGGAACTCCTCCAGCAGAGGGCGCTTGATGTGCATCTCATGGATGAGTACGGGGTGCATGTCCGACCCCCCCGTTTCGCACCGGGTGCCGTGGACGAACACGTCGATGTAGGGCTTGGGCTTCTCCTGGGGGAAGACCCGGAACGTGACCTGATTGACGAGAACCCTGACTGCCTTAGGGACGATCTCCTCGCCGCCGATGATCACCCGGCTGCGCCTTGTCGTCAGGGAGTTGGGGATGGTCGGATCGAGCCAGCCCTCCAAGATGGGGCCGTCCTTGACCCTGTAGTCGTATTCGTGGAACACGTTGTTTTTCTTGCCGGTGAGTTTCACCACGCCAGCCTTTCTTTGCCTGCGCCCCAGCCCCCCACCGTG